AGATCCAACTGGTATAACCCGGTTGAGGGGACGTTTTACACAGAGTTCTCACATTTTAGGCCGGGCGGCTTTCCTGCAATTGCAAGCATTAATAACGGTTCACTCAGTGACCGAATTAACTTGATTGCAGCGGGCGGCAGCTTGTTCCGAGGCAGCGTAGTTACTGCGGGCGTATCACAAGCGGATATGTCAACTGGCACCTATACGATTAACAGTATTGGCAAGATAGCTGTAGCAACCAAGGCAAATGATTTTGCTTTAGCAGCAAGCAATGGGGCAATACAAACCGATACAAGCGGAACAATGCCGACTGTTGACAGACTACAGCTTGGGTTCCAGTCCGGCGGGCTTGATGTTCTCAACGGCCACATCCGCTCCTTCAAGTACTACCCAACCCGCCTGAGCAACGGCCAACTGCAAACACTCACCAAGTAATGGACAAGCACCTAAAGTTCAGCAGTAAAGCAGAGGCCGAGTCTGTTTTGTTTGATAAGGTTGATGATGTTTTAGTGCCAAAGTTTGGCTTCTCGATTGATGTTGTTGGCAGCATCTACAGGCAAACTGGCGTTGTCATTCATTCAGATGGCGGCTCAATCTTTGAGACTGAGCCTGTACCCGGCTGGCACGTCAACGTGCGAGGTGTTGGCGAAGACGATTTCTGTGAATACGAAGTAGATGTTCAGCAACCTGTTAGGGTCTGGGCTTAAAGGAACAAAAAATGGCAGGCGTCAAGATTTCCAATCTTCCAGCAGCAACTACACCACTGGCTGGTACTGAGCTTGTCCCGGTGGTGCAGGGCGCAAGTACTGTAAAAGTAAGCGCGGCAAATCTAGGCTCTGTTGCTAGTTATACGGCAACAGGCACCGGCGCTGTCGTAAGGACGGTTGCCAATAAACTTGGTGAATTTGTAACTCCCCAAGACTTTGGCGCTGTAGGGGATGGTGTTGCAAACGATAGTACGGCTTGGACAAATTGGGAAAATGCTTCAGGTAATAAGTTCATTCCTGCCGGTAGTTATTTAACTTATGGCACTGTAAAAAAATATGTAAACGGCACTTTCACAGGCAACTCCACAAGTTATTCGGCAGGCCTTGGGGCCCTTTCCAAAAACTCAAATACAGCTTGCACAACTGCAATAGGTTATAATGCAGGTCGATATTCTAACTCCGATTACAGTACGTTTGTTGGTTTTGACTGTGGAGCCAATGCTACAGGAGAAGAAAACACAGCAATCGGTTATCAAGCGCTTAGAAATTGCACAACAGGCGAATCTAATACAGCAGTTGGAAATGACGCATTAGCGTCATTAGTATCTTACTATAATTGCACAGGTTTGGGACAAAATACTAATGTAACCAACAATAACCAAGTGCAACTTGGAAACTCTTTCACCACCACATACGCCTACGGCGCTGTACAGAATCGTTCAGATGCGCGCGACAAAGCTGACATTCAAGACACGGTTCTGGGCCTTGATTTCATCAAAACTTTGCGCCCGGTGGACTTCCGGTGGGACTACAGAGAAGACTACAACTGGGGCGAGAAAGACGGCAGCAAAAAGCGGTCAAGATTCCATCATGGCTTGATAGCGCAAGAGGTGGCGGTTGCTTGCAGCTTCTTGAACGTGGATTTTGGCGGGTTCCAAGATCACTCCAAGACTGGCGGAAAAGATGTTTTGTCAATTGGCTACGAAGAATTGATCGGCCCAATGATTAAAGCAATTCAAGAGTTGACAGCCAAAGTTGAATCTTTGGAAAATCAACTAAGTAATTTGAAGTAAACTAAACCCGTACTGGTGCGTTTCACCAGGGATTCTCAGGAATCAACCATGACAGAAGAAGTGCAAATCTCAGCGGAAGTGCCCGCGCCAGAACTGGAAGCTACGGCAGCCCCAGAAACTGAAGTTATTCAGCCGGAAGAAAAGCCAGCGGAAGCAAGCAAGACCTTCACACAAGAAGAACTTGATGCGGCCATTGGTAAGCGCCTTGCTCGTGAGCAACGCAAATGGGAAAGAGAACAATCGCAGCGTGCGGCTCAGGCCCAAGCGCAGCGTGTGCCGGTGGATATCCCGCCTGCGGATCAGTTTGAGTCGGTTGAAGCGTATGCTGATGCATTGGCAACGCGCAAAGCCGAGGAGCTGCTTCGTAGTCGTGAAAGCCAACGGCAACAACAGGAAGTTCTCAGCGCCTATCATGATCGTGAAGAAGATGCTCGCGGAAAGTATGATGACTTTGAACAAGTCGCATACAACCCCAAGCTCCCAGTCACAACCGTGATGGCAGAAGCGATTCAATATTCTGATGTGGGCCCAGACATTGCCTATTTCTTGGGATCAAACCCAAAGGAAGCTGAACGCATCTCTCGTTTGACGCCTTACGCGCAGGCAAAAGAGATCGGTAGGCTGGAGGCTAAGTTGGCCGATAGTCCACCTGTTAAGAAAACTTCGAGCGCTCCAACCCCGATTACGCCTGTGACTGCCCGCACAACGGGAAGTCCTGCTTACGATACCACTGACCCGCGTTCTACTAAGACTATGACGACGAGCCAATGGATTGAGGCAGAAGAGCAGCGTATGAGGAAAAAGTTGGAATCACGATACCGCTAATCACTTCTAAAGGACATTTGCTGTGGCAAATAACATTCTTACCATTGACATGATTACCCGGAAAGCTCTCCAGATCCTGGAGAACAATCTGGTTCTTACCCGCAACGTTAACCGTCAGTACGACGACAGCTTTGCTGTTGAAGGTGCCAAGATCGGTTCTACCCTGCGTATCCGCCTGCCTGACCGCGCTCTGGTGACCGACGGTGCCGCTCTGCAAGTTCAGGACGACAACGAGCAATCCACGACTCTGGCTGTTGATTCGCAGAAGCACATTGGTGTTAACTTCACCTCCGCTGAACTCACCATGCAACTGGATGACTTCGCAGAGCGTGTTCTGAAGCCTCGCGTTAGCCAACTGGCTGCCGCTATTGATGCTGACGTTGCCAACTCCTACAAGCAGATCTACTCTTCTGTTGGTACCCCTGGCACGACCCCTGGAACCTCTTTGGTTCTGCTGCAAGCCCAGCAAAAGCTGAACGAGAACGCAGCCGGTATGAGCCCCCGTTATGCCACCGTCAACCCTGCCGCCAACGCAGGTTTGGTTGAAGGCTTGAAGGGTTTGTTCAACCCAGGCGATGTCATTTCTAAGCAGTTCAAGAATGGCATGATGGGCACGGGCGTTTTGGGCTACGACGAGATCAATATGTCTCAGTCTATTGCCAGCCACACGACTGGCGTGACTCCTACGGCTCCTATCGTTGCCGCTGGTTCCACGTTCAGCCAAGGCGCTACCTCGATTAACATCACCTTCACCAGCGGTTCGCCTACCTTCAAGGTCGGTGACGTGTTCACAATCGCTAACGTGTTTGCTGTTAACCCACAGACCCGTCAATCGACCGGCGCACTGCAACAGTTCACCGTGACTGCTGACGTGTCCGTGTCTGCTGGCACCTCTGCAACCCTGAGCGTTTCTCCTGCCATCTTCACCTCGGCCAATGCTTTGGCTACCGTGAACGCATTCCCGGCTGCCAGCGCTGCTCTGACGTTCCTCGGCGGCTCTGCTACCGGCTACGCTCAGAACTTGGTGTACCACAAGGATGCGATCACCTTCGCAACCGCCGATCTGTTGCTGCCCCAAGGTGTGGATATGGCTTCCCGCCAAGTTCACAACGGCATTTCGATGCGTATTGTTCGCCAATACGACATTAACAATGACCGTATGCCTTGCCGTATTGACGTTCTGTACGGTTACAAGGTCATTCGTCCTGCGATGGCTTGCCGTATCTGGGGCTAACGTATATAAGGGGCTTCGGCCCCTTCTTGTAACTTTTTTAAGGAAAATATCATGCCTCTTCCATCAGTCGGTGGTGGTTTTCAAATTGGTGACGGTAATCTCAATGAGATTTTCTTGGGCGAAATGGCTGACCCCCAGACCGCAACCTCAACTGCAACGCTGACCGCTGCGCAAGTTACGGGTGGTGTGTTGGTTGCCAACCCCAGCACGACCGCTGCTTCTTACACTCTGCCCACCGTGGCATTGACCGAAGCTGTTCTCACGAACGCCAAAGTTGGTTCTACGTTTGAACTGGCCTTGGTCAATCTGGGCACCAGCTCTGGTGCAGTCACTGTGCTGGTTGGCACTGGCTGGACGATTGTTGGTAACGCTGTTGTTGCCGTCACCTCGTCTGCTCGCTTCCTTGCTCGCAAGAGTGACGTTAGCGCTTGGGTTCTGTACCGCGTTGCCTAAGTAGTAAAAGCCCTGCGCCAGCAATGGCGTGGGGCACTTATCATGCCTATGATCTATCTCAAGCATCCACAGCACGGCTCAAAGATTGCAAGCCTTGACATTGAGGCGCAAGAAGATGAACGTAACGGCTGGGTGCGTTATACTCACGATACGCCTTCTTTGTCTGAAGATGCGGCTCCCGTGAATGAACTGGAAGTTAAGCGTCGGGGACGACCCCCTAAGACACAAACGCAAGGAGCGTAAGAAATGGCATCAGCCGGTGAAATTATCAACTCAGCACTCCGGCTGATTGGGGTAATCGCTGAAGGCGAAACACCCTCGCCTGAGACGTCTAAAGACGCGCTTGCTGCCATGAATCAAATGATTGATTCGTGGAACACCGAACGTCTGATGATCTACAACACCCAGGATCAAGTGTTCACTTGGCCTGCGGATGAAATCCAGAGGCACCTTGGCCCAACTGGTGACTTTGTTGGCAATCGTCCCATCCTGCTGGACGATTCCACCTATTTCCGTGATCCAACGACAAACGTGTCGTTCGGTATCAAAATGATTAACCAGCAGCAATACGACGGCATTGCTGTGAAGACGGTGACCTCTACTTATCCACAGGTGATGTGGGTAAACATGGAGTTCCCCAATATCCAGATGACGGTCTACCCAAAACCCACCCGGGCGTTGGAATGGCACTTCATCTCGGTGGATGAGTTGGTTCAGCCTGCTACGCTGGCAACGACTTTATATCTGCCGCCAGGCTATCTTCGTGCGTTCAAGTACAACTTGGCCTGCGAGATTGCACCAGAGTTTGGCGTTGAGCCTTCGCCTACAGTCAACCGTATCGCAATGACTTCCAAGCGGAATCTGAAGCGGGTCAACAACCCTGAAGACCTGATGAGCTTGCCTTATCCGATTGTTGCTACACGGCAGCGGTTCAATGTGTACGCCGGGAATTATTGATGCTGATTGCGCTTGACTACGACAAGACATACACCGCAGATCCGGTGTTGTGGGATGACTTTATTCAGTCGGCGCAAGATCGCGGCCACACCGTAAAGATTGTCACCATGCGTAGGCCTGACGAAATAGTTAACGACGTTCCAATTGAAATTGTTTACACAAGCCGGAAAGCTAAAGCGTCCTATGTCAAAGCAGACATTTGGATTGACGATAGCCCGCAGTGGGTGTACCAGGATTCTCTATGAAGACCCCCATTCTCGGCCAAGCATATGTAGCCAGATCCGTTAACGAGGCGGTGAATCGTCTCGTCAACATGTTCCCCGAGATCGTGCCTGACGGGGGCAAGGAACCTGCGTTTTTCATGCGGGCGCCCGGGTTGCGTAGGCTTGCGACGATTGGGGCGGGGCCAGTTCGTGGCTTGTGGGCCTTTGGCGGCTATGCCTATGTTGTCAGTGGACAAACTGTGTATAAGTTATCCACAGATTGGACGTACACGTCAATTGGCACTGTGTCGGGCACTGGGCCTGTCAGCATGTCGGACAACGGCATCCAGTTGTTCATTGCTTGCAATGGCCCAAGCTACATATACAACGCTTCTACAAGCGTGTTTGCCCAGATCACGGACGGAGACTTCCCTGGCGCTTCTGTTGTCGGCTATCTGGATGGCTACTTTGTGTTCATCGAGCCAAGTAGTCAGCGCGTGTGGGTCACTAGCTTGCTGGATGGGGCGTCAATTGATCCGCTAGACTTTGCCAGCGCCGAAGGCTCTCCAGATGGTTTGGTGTCAATGATTATTGACCACCGAGAGGTTTGGCTGTTTGGTTCCAACTCGGTTGAGGTCTGGTACGACGCTGGACTGACTGATTTCCCATTGCAACGCATTCAAGGTGCGTTTAATGAGATAGGCTGTGCCGCTGTTGCATCTGTAGCCAAGTTGGACAATTCCATCTTTTGGCTGGGCTCTGACGCTCGCGGCAATGGCATTGTTTACAAGGCTAACGGCTACACGGGACAGCGCATTTCTACCCATGCAATTGAGTACGCAATTGCGAGCTATGACACCATCTCTGATGCCGTTGCCTACACGTACCAGCAAGAAGGCCACCCTTTCTATGTGCTGACCTTCCCATCGGCCAATCGGACGTGGGTGTACGACGTATCCACCCAGGCTTGGCATGAGCGGGCTGGCTTCTATAACGGCAACTTCATCAGGCACCGATCCAACTGTCAGATGAACTTCAACGGTGAAGTTATCGTTGGCGACTTTGAGGATGGCCGGATCTACGCCTTTGATTTGGACGTGTACTCGGATGACGGCGCAGTTCAGAAATGGCTCAGGTCTTGGAGAGCGTTAGACACTGGCAAAAACAACCTGAAACGTACTGCTCATCATTCGTTGCAACTTGATTGTGAGGCTGGAGTTGGTCTGAACGGTATTGATCCGCTTGAAGAAATCCAACTGGCAACCGAATCCGGTTTTGAATTGCTTACAGAAACCAGCGGTGATTTGCTTGCCAATACGCCTACGACAGTCGGGGCAGAACCATCAGTGGCTTTGCGTTGGTCAGATGACGGCGGACACACCTGGGGTAACTACCATAACCGAAGCATGGGTCGCATTGGTGAGTTCAACAAGCGTGTCATCTGGCTCAGGCTGGGCATGACGCAGAAGCTGCGTGACCGTGTTTATGAGATTTCCGGCACAGATCCGGTTAGGATATCTATCATGGGCGCAGAACTGCTTGTAAGTGGCACCAATGCTTGATATCACCAACATCCCCCCACCCCGTGTTCCGCTCATTGACGAGCGAAGCGGGTTAATGTCGCGTGAGTGGTATCGGTTCTTTTTGAACTTGTTCCGTCTAACTGGAGGCGGGACAAATGACCTTACGCTAAGTGACCTTCAGTTGGCTCCACAAGCACAGGTTGATTTTGGAGACTTGAACGATTCATACAGTCAAGCTCAGTTAGCTGCAAATTGCTCAAGCAATCAGCAAGCAATTTCTGACCTGCAAATCTTGCCTTCAAACAATGTTTTCTTGACGGAGGCTCCTTCCGACTTAAGACCTCTACAGACTGATCTGTTGCAAGCTGAAGTGCAATCGGCAGCACTACAAACGCAAGTCAATACTTTGTCGTCACAACTGGCTAGCATACAAAATCAGATCCAAGACTTAAGCCTATCCCCTTCGCAAACGCCACACGTACCTAGATTGCGTTATGGATCGTTTTACGACACCACCACCCAAACTGCGGCGGCAATTAATACAGCCTATGGGATGACATTCAATACAGTCAGCATATCCAATGGCGTAACAATAGGCTCGCCATCGTCTAGGGTTTATGTTGATACAAAAAATGTTTACAACATTCAATTCTCTGCGCAACTGGACAACACAAGCGGCGGAGACCATCTTATATTTATCTGGCTTCGCGTTAATGGGGTAAACGTGGCAGACTCAGCAGGGCAGGTGAGATTAAAAGGCAATAATAGTGAGCTAGTTGCATCTTGGAATTACATATATCAATTGCAAGCTAATGACTACTTTGAGCTTATGTGGTCTGTAAACGATACGGCAGTGCAGATTACAAACAGTGCAGCTTCTGCTCCTGTTCCTTCAATACCATCTGTCATTTTGACAGTGACTGACAACATTAGTGCATAAGGGAAAACCATAAATGGCCTCACTCACCCCAAGCCCAAAGATGCAATTCTTCACTGCCAGCGGAATCCCGCTGGTTGGGGGAAGGCTGTACACATACGCGGCAGGCACAACCACCCCGCTTGCTACTTACACGGACTCCACCGGCACCTCGGCCAACACCAACCCTGTCATCCTTGACTCGCGCGGGGAAGCAAGCGTTTGGCTGGCAAACAGCCTGTATAAGTTTGAGCTCAGAGACAGCGTTGACGCTTTAATCTGGACTTCGGACAACATTGGGAATGCCACCTCGTACACCGGGACTGGCGCAATTGTTTTGTCAAATGGCGCAACGCTTGTTGCACCCAATCTTGGTACGCCTGCGTCTGTTGTTTTGACCAACGCAACGGGATTGCCTCTTTCGGCGGGAACCGTCGGTTTGCTTCCAACAGCAAAACTTGCCAATTCTGGCTATGAGCTTGGAATGCGGAACCGCGTTATCAATGGGAATATGCAGGTAGCACAACGCGGAACCAGCTTCAGCGGGTCACCGTTCAATGGATATAACTTTGACCGATGGAGACTTGACAGAACAGGCTCTGGATCTACAACCGTAACGCGGACTGCAAACTTCAGCTACGGTGGGAACTATGTTGTGGACGTGTCAGGCTCATACTCTTCCGGAGAATTCCAAGATTTCAAGCATCGCATTGAGGATCTCAACAGCGCTGACCTCGTTGGGAAAACTGTAACGCTTAGTTTTTGGGCATCTGGTGGAACGACAGTTGGAACTGCTGCGCATACGGTGTTTTTGAATTATGCAAACACTTCAAATAATTTTTCAGCAACAACAAACATTGCATCAAACTCCATATCGCTAACAAACACTGCCACACTGTTTACATTTACTTTTACAAATCTTCCTGTTGGGGCTTCCAATGGGTTGGAAATTGTATTTAGGTCTACTCAGAGCGGAGGAACTGGCACGATTACGTTTAGCATAAGTTCTGTGCAACTAGAAATCGGGCCCACTGCTACGCCTTTTGAATACATCGACGCTGCCACTCAGCAATCCAGGTGCCAACGGTATTTTATTACTTCCCCGTTTTATGTAACAAGATACGCTAATGCAGCAGGCACTTGGGGTTTTGGGAGTGTTTTTTTCAAGACAACCATGCGCACACTTTCGCCAACTATTGTGTTAAGTAGTATTGTTTACACTGCTTGTGGTAGCGCTTTTACAAGTCAAGTTTGTAAAGATTCTTTTTTAATAAGCGCTGTAACAAGTGGCTTAACAGACGCTTCGGTGGCTGGAGCTTACACAGCAGAATCTGAACTTTAATACAATCAACCAGAGCAAAAGGCAGCACAATGCTGAAATCAAAAACGATGTGGTTCTCCGCAGTCTTGGCGATGTTGTCGGTTGCTCAAGGCTTTCTGGTGCAGATTCCAATGTCGCCGGAGGCTCAGGGATTGGCTGGTGCGGTAATCGCTGCGATTGTGGCGTACCTGCGCACCCAGACTGTTTCACCTCTTCGCTAAAAGAAGGAGCATAAATTGACCGTTACCGTAAAAGTCCTGATCCCGGGCAAAATTGCTGAAGCTACGCAAACCACGCAGTACAACGCTACAAACGTCACAACCATCATTGATAAGTTTACTGCCACGAACTACAACACGGCGGCAGCGACAATCAGCGTAAACTTGGTTACGGGTGGCGACACCTCAGGAAATCAAAACTTGATTACCAAGACCAAGACGCTGCAACCGGCTGAGGTGTACACCTTCCCAGAGCTGGTTGGGCATGTGCTCAACCCCGGCGGGTTCATCTCCACCGTTGCCGGAACTGCTGCAACGATCAACATTCGGGCTAGTGGACGGGAAGTTACATGATCGAACACCATTTTAGTTCTGGCGTATACGCTAAAGAGACTCGCATGCCTGCTGGGAGTTGGCTGGTTCAGCACGCGCACCTGCACGACCATTTATCAATTCTGGCGAGTGGGTCTGTGGAACTGATGGTAGACGATAAAACTTCTGTACTACATGCCCCTGCCTGCCTGACAATTGAGGCAGGCAAGCATCATGGCGTGAGGTCGTTGACGGACGTGGTTTGGTATTGCATCCATGCCACCGACTGCACTGATGAGGATGAAGTTGACAATGTGCTTATTGCGGCAGTAAATGAAGCCGTTGCGCTTGAACTGGCGCAGAAACTAAAAGGGGATTGATATGCCTGCATGGATCATAGGGGGCGGCTCAGTTGTAAGTGCATTGATTGGCGCTGATGCTTCAAGCGATGCCGCAGCAGCTCAAGCAGCGTCAGCGGATCGTGCTGCACAACTCCAGAAGGAGATGTTTGAGAAGCAAACCTCCTTGCAGGAACCATTCAGACAAGCCGGGTTGACCGCCCAGCAGCGGTACATGAACATGCTTGGCCTGCAAGGTCAGGCGCCAACGGCTCGTTCTGAGGCTGAGATCCGCAATGCTTTGGCTGCTCAATACATGCGTCCAGGCGCAGGCCCTGAGAGCGGCGGATATTATGAGGACGTCTGGCAAGGCAGTGGCGACTCTGGGGAGATGGTCAAAAGGTGGGTTCCGAGAGTCGCTGACACTGTTGACGAAGCAGGACTAAGCGCAGCCGTCCAAGCGGAAATTGCTAAAGATCAAGCAGCGCAGCAAGCCTACCAAGCCGAAAGGCAAGCGCCCGGGTTTGGCAAATATGCCCGTGACTTTGGCATGGAAGACTTCCAGCAAGACCCGGGTTATGCCTTCCGTATGAGCGAAGGCTTGAAGGCGCTGGATAGGCAAGCAGCAGCCCGAGGTGGGCTTATCTCTGGTGCGGCTCTGAAGGGTGCCCAGCGATTCGGCCAAAATGAGGCTTCTCAAGAGTACATGAATGCCTTTAACCGGTATCAGACCAATAGATCCAATCAGCTTCAGCCGATGGAATCATTGATGAGGACAAGTCAAACCTCAGCCAATACGCTTGGCACTGCGGCTGGGAACTATGCACAAGGCGCTGGTGAGGCTTACATGGGCGCAGGCAATGCCCGTGCTTCTGGGTACATTGGCGGCGCCAATGCCTTGACTGGTGCCCTGAATCAAGGCTTGAACATGTATGGGGATCAGCAGTACTTGAATAGGATGAGGCCTAAAGTCGGCAGTTCTGTGTCCTACCTTCCTGATGATCGCGACATTGGGATCGGCGGGTCGTGGACATAATTATATAAAGGTTAATCATGCCAATTGATCCAAGAATCGCAATGGGCTTCCAGCCCACCGTACAGCTTGAGTCCCCCCTGAATCGGCTTGCTAAGTTTCAGCAGATCGAAAGCGGGCAGCGAGCCAATGAACTTGCCAATATGCAAATGCAGGAGTATCAGCGCGGCTTGCAAGAGCAGGAAGGGCTGAGGAACTATCTTGCTGGCAGCCCTGATCTGGCATCTCCAAAAGGTCAGTCTGAACTCATGCGGTATGGTAAGCCCGGGGTTGATTTTGCTGAATCTATGGCTAAAAAAGCCAAAACTGAAACGGAAACAAAAGCCGCTCAGTTCAAGCATCAGCAAGAAATATATGCACATGGCATTCAAACAATAGGCGCCGCAAAAAGCGGTGCTGATGTTATTGCCGCGCTGGATGATGGCGTGAAGCGAGGCTATTTCTCTCAAGAACAAGCTAATGCACAAAAGGCTGAACTTGCGGCATTGCAGACCATGCCTCAGTTGCAACAATGGCAGCAAAAAAAGCTCCAAGGATTGATGGATGCGAAGTCTCAGTTGGAAATGTCAATGCCTAAGCCAGGGCCCAAGACAGATCTTGCAAAGCTGATTGAAGAACGAAACCGGTTCCAACCCGGAACATCTGAATACAACTTGTACACGCAAGCGATTACCAAGGCGACAACTCACACCCCAAGCACGCAAGTGAATGTTGGCGGAGCCGTGTTGGAGAAAAAAGAGCAACAAGCAAAAGGCGAGTTGAATGTAAAGGGATATGAAGACGTTGCTAATGTTGCAAGAATAGCGGCAAGGACATTGCCCGCTTTAGAAACACAGGAAATGTTGCTCAACAAAGGGTTTGAAACTGGGTTCGGCGCTGGCGCTCAGAAAGCCGGAGCTTCAATATTGTCTGCTTTGGGCGTCAAGGATGCTGAAAAGTTTGCCGCAAATGCAGAATCTTTCAATGCTGCTGCATCCCAAGCTGTTCTTGCAAAGCAAATAGAACAAAAAGGCCCTCAAACTGAAGCAGATGCTTTGCGTATTAGCAGAACTGGTGCGGAACTTGGAAACACAGTTGCTGGCAATAGATTCATTATTTCAGTTGCAAAAGCACAAGCGAAGAAGGACATTCAGCAACGCAATTTCTATGATTCTTGGTGGAAGAACAACAAGACATATGAAGGCGTTGAAGACGCTTGGTATGCTGGAGAAGGTGGCAAATCATTGTTTGAACGGCCAGAGCTTAAGAAATACGTAGAGCAGCCAAATACCGGTGTTCCATTGCCATCTGCTGGAGGCGCTCGTCCATCTAGTGCGGCGCCATCCAGCCCGTTGCCGAAAAGTCCTCAAGGTATTGATCCCGCAATTTGGGCAGTAATGACTCCAGAGGAGCGTGCATTGTGGAAATGACAATAGAGCAGCGAAAAGCCTTGGCGCTGGCAAGTGCCAGATTGCGTATGCAGCAGCAGCAAGCCACTCAAGGCCAACCCAGTCAAGACATGCAACGCATGGCCTACATGGAGGCTCAATCCCGCCTTGGCGAGGGCATGCCGCAACCGGGGATGAGGACAACTCGCGTTGTATCAGAAGCGCCGTTCAAAGCGCTTGCAGGGGCCGCTGATATGTTTCTTGAGGCTCCCCTAAATGTGTACAACCTTGGGAAAGCTGCAGTAGGTTATGGCGCGACCGCTATGGGCCGTCCTGACCTTGCTCCTGAAGTTACCCCGAGCCCAAGCATGGTCTATAAGCTCGGCCAGCGCGCTGGGATAATTTCTCCTGAAGAGACTCAGGCGCAAATGACGCCTGGGCAGCGTTATTTAGATGTTGGGTTACAGGGAGCAACAGGCGCGTTGATGGGTAAAGCTCCAGCCCCGGGTACTTTGGCTAGAACTATGGGGATTGGTGCGGCATCTGCCATTGGTGGGCAAGGCGTTGCTGAAAAGACAGAATCCCCTTTGGCTGGCATGTTGTTTTCAACAATGGCAGCAAAAAACCTGACTACTGGCGCAAACAAGTTAGCGGAACGCCAAATGGCTACTCGTGGTCGTGAACTTGCCTCGCGTAACGAGATGAGCAGAACTTTGGAAGCGGCTCAAAATGAAGGCTATGCCGTTCCAAGAGGTTACTACGAAGGAAAGCAAACGCTAAAGGAAAGAGCTTCCGGCGGGATTGAAAAGGAAGTTGGCCTTATCAATCAGGTTAATGCCAATAAAGTTGCTCAGAAAGAGTTGAATCTCCCAGAAAATGCGCCGTTGACCAAAGAAAGTATGCGTGACATTAGGCGTCAAGAATATGACGCAGGATACAAGCCTCTTGAAGACGTCGGCAGAGTTAGAACTGATACGGACTTTAAAAAGTCTATTGAGACTATAAAAAGCAAATATGCGTCTGTTTCTGAATCATTCCCTGCAGCGGCAAGAGATGAAGTAAAAAATTTAATCAACGCTTATGATGTGCGGACATTCAACTCAAAAGATGCCATGCAACACATGAGATCTTTGAGAGAAGACGCTAGCAGCAATTTTGCAAAAGGTGAGAATTCCCTTGCAAAAACACAATTAGCGTTGGCTGATTTGTTAAAGGATGAAATCTTTAAACAGATCAAAAGAGATCAGCGTCCTAATGCTGATGCAATGATTCAGAGGTTTGAAGAAGCTAGGACAAGAATGGCAAAAAGCCATGCTATTGAAAATTCCATTGTTGAAGGAACCGGCTCAATTAATGCAAAAGAGTTGGCAAAACAGCTTGATATGGGTCTTACTGGGGGCTTGCAAACAACTGCAAAACTTGCAAATGCTGCCCCGAAAGTTTTCCCTGAAAAAAGCAACATCGGCCCCATGCAACCCCCAAGGCAAGCAGGCATCCCCGGAGGGCAGGCCGCAAACTTTCTTGGTAGAGTTGGCGGTCTGGCAGGATTCGGTGGTTATGCTGGCGGGCCGTATGGAGCTGCGAGTGGGGCGGCCCTTGCTGTCACTCCTGAGATAATTTCTGCTGTGGCAAGGAATAGAGCTATTGCTGCATCTCGAACTGCTCCGTCAAATCTGAACGCGCTTAATATTCCGATGTTGGATCAGAATCTGATGAATCGGCTTATGATTGCTGCGCCAGTAGGCCAACAACCTTTTGAACGTTAACCAGTAAGCGACTCTACCAATGGAATCTCAATTCATCTTCAACATTGCCGTCAGCGTAGCTGGCTTCTTCGGTGGTTGGATCTTGAGCCACATCTACCGGGCCATTGAACGTTTAGACACTGACATCAGGAACATGCCAGCCCGGTATGTTCGACGGGATGACTACAGAGATGATATGGGTGAAATTAAGACGCTGCTGGGCAAGATCAGCGACAAATTGGATCACAAGGTAGATAAACCATAATGCTTACGCTCATCAGCACCATCTGCTCATTCTTGGCTGGCGGCTTGCCAAAGTTCTTGGACTTCCTCCAGGATCGAAACGACAAGCGGCAGGAACTTGAGTTGACTAGGATGCAGATTGAGCGTGAGTTGCAATTGCGCAAACTGGGATTTGACGCCCAGGCCAAGTTGGAGGAAATACGAAGTGTGCAACTTGAAATGGAAGCAGCCAATCAGCAGATTCAGGCCCGCATCGGTGCCCAAGTTGAGGAAACCAAATCCATCTACGCACACGATGTGGCCTTGCAAGACGGCACCAGCGCATGGGTCAGGAATCTACGCGCTAGTGTCAGGCCCACGATAACTTACGGCTTCTTTCTGCTCTTGGTCTTGATTGACATTGGACTATTCGTGCATGGCGTGAGGGTTGGTGCCTCGTTTGATGCTCTGGCCGTGCAGCTCTGGGACGAAGGCACTCAGGCGCTGTTTGCCTCGATCATAGCCTTCCATTTCGGTGGTAGAGCCTTCGGGAAATGAAGATCTCCAAAGCAGGGATTGACCTCATAAAACACTTTGAGGGAGTCCGGCTCAAGCCCTATAAGTGCCCGGCTTTGCTTTGGACTGTTGGCGTTGGGCACGTGCTATACCATGATGAGCATTACCTCTCAATGGATGGGCGACGGCATTTTCCGCTGAAGCCGGAGCATAAACGTAGTTTCACCGAGGCTGAAGTCAATGAACTTTTACGAGACGACCTTTATCGTTTTGAATCAGGCGTGGCAAGACTATGTGGAACAAACCTGCCGCAATGTCAATTTGATGCTCTGGTTAGCTTCGCCTTCAACCTCGGATTGGGTGCGTTGCAAAGATCAACCCTCAAAGCAAAACTGACCCGAGGCGACATTCAAGGCGCAGCGGATCAGTTCCTTAGGTTTAGCAAAGCAGGTGGCAAAGTCTTACCAGGCTTGCTTCGGCGAAGAGTTGCTGAAAGAGTCTTATTTTTAAGCCTGCAAGAAAAGCCCAAAAAAGATTAATAAGGTAAATCCAAAAACTATAAGCCAAGCAATGATTGCCAGCATACGGGCCTCAAAAGACCTGTCGCAGTTGCAACTCCTGCCTTGGTAACAGTTGTTGCAGCTCATATTTCTTGCCCTTGTAAGCGTTTTGCCACCAACTGAGCGTACCCAGCTATGTCAATCCAGTTGTCGTCGTAGTTCTCATCGCCATTTACGATCCTGGCAATCTTGTGGCAAATCATGTCTAGGGCCTCCATCTGGTCGGCTTGGAGCAGCTTGCCTCGGCGCTTAAGATGGATGTTGATTGTGAATTTAAGGTCTTGAGAGACCTCAGCGTGTTTGGCAAAGACCCCGTACCGGCTGCCTCGTTCCTGCAATGTCTCGTCAATGTCTGCCACGGGTTTTCCTTTTGATTGATTCTGCCAATAGCCAACGGGATCCGAGCATTCTTACCGCTCTGACCCACTGGCGCTGATTGTGCCGGTTCTGACTGCGCGGCACTGTCTGTACATTCCACAACTGTCGAACAAGTTTTAGAGCAGTTGTGTTCATAAATGCCTGTATTTGATCGGTGTGCCAAGCTGAAATACGCTGTTCACCCTTTTTGATTTCTTTGCCTTGTACCTGCGCTGGTTTTCTGCGGGGGATGGTACTGGCGCTGGCTTATCCTTTTTGTCCCCAATTGCGTAAATCGCTCTCGGATACCGCCTAGCCCCTTCTGCATCTACAGTCCAGCCAAAGATATAAACTCGCTTGGGCTTTGTCACGCTGGCCCTCATGAGACGGCCAAGAATTGCTCCGCTCTTGATTTTTGTTGTCCCAATTGCGGCGCATATTTCAACCGTTGTCATTGGCCCAAGTTCTGCCAGCGCCTTGAGCATTTCTTCCCCTCTGCCCCATTTCTTTTCCATCTTTTCCATCTTTTTCCTTTAAAAATGGCGGGGGCGCTGGGCGCACCCAGCTTACCTCTACGAGACCCCCAAAAACTTACAGCATCTTGTCAATTATTTTTTCCAGAATGGAGTTGCGATGTTCAATGATGTACTTGCCAACTTGCTCGGCAGTCATTTTGTTCAAGTCAAACTGCTCGCAGGCCCAGAGCACTTCACCGCCGTCAATGGCATTGTTGTCCATAGCCTCAAGAGCGTATGACCTTATCTCTTCGTAAGCGGCCTCGTTTGCTTCTTGGCGCTTGAAATAATTGTTCAGATCGGTGTCGTTGGAGCAAAACATTTGGAGTCCTTCCGGTCGTTTGGTTGCGATGTGTGTATTGTGCAGAGACTACATTGCATTGTCAATTACTTTATGAAACGGCTTTACAACAACGTCGTTTTCCCGCCCTCTCCCGGCTAGCAGCTCACGCATTCTTGCTTCTGTCTTGATGTGACATTGCAACATCCTCCTGGCGGGAAGGGTGCGGATTGCTTCTGCGTAGTCCTCCAGCACAGCTCGGATAGCGGCAATGCCTTCGCCATTCAGCCTCAAGACTTTGTGCGTCTTGTATCGCTCTCCAGCCTCTGCTAGGGCCCTTACAGCGTCATTCAGTAGCCCGCTAGCATCTAAGCACGCGCCCATTTCCGTCAAGGTCTCCATCATGTTCACAGCATCTGAGCAAGCGATCCAATCATGGAAAGTTGGATTCTCAGACTGTTCTAGCGACCTCAGCCCCTCGTACATCCTCAGCAGTTGCCACTGTTGTTTTGCTGCTGGCATCGGATCTGTGCCGCTTGCCATCAACATATCCCAGTGCGTGTAAGTCGCTCTTGCTTGCTTATGCTTTCTCATTTTTGAACCCCATGATTTGATTCTTTGCATCCTCGGCGCCCTTGCTGACAATAACAAGATGGCCCACTCCGCGCAGGTAGGCTATCCAGTCCGTTTGCTCTGGGCTGACAACACCACCTTTCTGCCTCTTCATCTCAACCCACATCAGCCATTCGGGGATGAAAAGATCCGGCACCCCAGATGTAACGCCCTCCACCTTGAGCCTAGCGGCTGTTGTGATGCTCCTGGCCCCCCCGTTTGGGATGGCAAAGATCCGGACGCCTTTGTGAGTCTGACGAAACCACTTCACAAATTCTCGTTGCTCAAAGTGCTCGCTGGGTGTTTCATTCTTCGCCATTGATTGCTTTCTGTATGCGATCCATCTTCATCTGAAGATCCACCAATTGATAGAGCGCAGATCGATAGCCTTCCCAAGCTTGCTCGGCTCGCTGTCGCTCTGCCTCTAGCAGCTTGGACATACGCTCAAATTGAAGTTGCTCTCTCTTGTTCAAAATGGCACCTCCTCAATCCATTCCGGGCATTTGTTGAATGAATGTGTGAATTCCCCGGGTGGCTGCAAGTCAAAAAGAGCGCACCAGCCCACCTCGTTGTAGTTGTCGCAGGTGTGACAGCACCTCGGCACGGGCTCTTTTTTTCTGGCTCTGAAAAGAATTACAGCTTGTGGTTCTGGCGGTCTCATTTCCAATCCCTTCGAATTACTCTGAAGAATTTGCCATCCTTTTTGTACTCAATCAAGGCGGGAGGACGTGAGCCCGCCATTGATTTCACTGCTTCATCTAGTCCTTGCGCATTCGTTTCGACTCCCGCTTGCCTGGCGATCGTCACAAAAGTCTGAGCGGCCTTCTGACCTGCGTAACCGTCGTGCAGCACCGGCAGGTACTCAGTCACCGGCGGATCGCTCAGGCCCCCGTAATACGTCACGGCGAGCATTTCCTTTCCACTTGTGCGGCCTAAGTGTTTGCGCCAGTTCCAACTCGTTACCTCCAGTTCCAGCCCCTGGATGCCCATGATGTCATCCATGTGCAACACCAATTCTTTCTTCGCTGGCGGCGGGAATTCGTGACCGCAGGCCGGGCACTTCAATGCCGATATCGCACAAAGCTCGTCGCAGTTCTCGCAAACTTTCACCGGTGCGTCACCCTCCCCTGAACCTGCCTTCTTCGGTGGCTGCACGTTGGTTATCGGGCCATGCGTACTCACCACACCGGCGAAATCGAGCACCAGGCAATGGTCAGTGTGGCTCTTTGGGCGCATCCCTCGGCCTGCCATTTGAACGTAAAGGCTTGCCGACATGGTGGGGCGCAACATGGCAATCAGGTCAATGTCCGGATAGTCAAAGCCTGTCGTCAAAACATTGGCGTTGGTCAATGCCTTAATCTTGCCTGCTTTGTAACGGGCCAAAATGCTTTCGCGCTCCGCTTTCGGCGTATCCCCTGTTACGCACTCCGCAACGATGCCATAGGCGTTCAGCGTATCGGCAACCGCCTGGGCGTGCTTAACCCCGGCGCAGAAAAACAGCCACGCCTTACGATCACCCGCCAAATTAACAACTTCTTTAACAGCAGAAATGTTGTTCAAGTCTGTATTAACAGCGGCTTGAAGCTCTGCCTCAATGTACTCGCCACCCCTCTTGTGTACGCCTGTCGTATCAAGTTTTGCGTCTGTCACTTTGATTATCCTTTTC